ATCGTGTGCCCAAACACGCTCAAAAAGAATTGGAAGCGCGAGTTCGCGCTCTGGTGGCCAGGCGTCAATGTCGAGGTCATCAAAGGCAGCGCCGGACAACGCCGCAAGCAACTAGCCAGCGACGCGGACGTGTACGTCATCAACTGGGAGTCGCTACGATCACACTCGCGCCTCGCACCCTACGGTTCTGTGGCTCTGGCTCGGTGCAAGGACTGCGGCGGCCACGATGAGCGTATCAGCGAAAACCGTTGCGAGGTGCACCGGCGCGAGCTCAACGAAATCGACTTCAAGAGCGTCATCGCCGACGAGATCCACCGCTCGAAGGAGCCTAAGAGCAAGCAAACACGCGCGCTCTGGGCTGCCACCGCGGACGCGCCATTCCGATTCGCTCTCACGGGAACGCCAATCGCCAATGACGTGCTCGATCTCTGGTCCATTCTGCACTGGCTATCGCCAGAAGAATGGCCGAGCAAGACACGCTGGGTCGATCGCACTGTAGACACGATGCTCAACGCATTCGGCGGCATGATGGTGCTCGGTGTCAAGCCGCATATGCAGGAAGAGTTCTACGCGGCGATCAACCCGCGCATGCGCCGTATGCTTAAGGCGCGCGTGTTGCCGTGGCTGCCAGAGGTACTCTTTGAGCGTCGCGACGTTGAAATGTCAACCAAGCAGAAGAAGGCGTACGGCCAGATGCGCGACATGATGATCGCGGAGCTGGAAGGCGGGGACGCACTTACCGCGCCGAGCCCGCTCACGCAAACAACACGTCTGCTGCAGTTTGCGTCGTCCTATGCCGAGATGGTCATCGACGAGACGAGCGGTGAATCGCGCGTTATTCTTGCCGAGCCGTCGTGTAAGGTCGATGCGCTCATGAACGACATATCATCCGGCGACTTTGGCAGTGACAGCGTCGCCGTATGCGCCGTGTCCCGCCAGTTGATTGAGTTGCTGAGCAACGCGATGACAAAAGCTAAGATTCCCCATGGGCTGATCACCGGCGCGCAGACCGAAGACGAACGTCAAGAGGCTATCGACGATTTTCAGTCCGGCAGAATCAAGTGGATTCTTTTCACTGCGCAGGCAGGCGGCGTCGGCGTAACGCTAACTGCGGCGCGACGACTTGTCATGCTGCAGCGACCATGGTCGCTTGTCGATCATAAGCAGGCACTCGACCGCGTGCACCGCATTGGCTCAGAGATTCACGACTCGGTGATCATTACCGATTACGTCACTGAAGGCACAATCGAAGAACGTGTTATTCAGGCGCTTGAAACCAAGGCAGATAACTTTGAGCAGATTGTCCGCGACAAGGCGCAGCTGCTCTCCATGCTTCGTGACGATAAGGACAACAAACTGTGACTGGTGTCGTAAGACTATCAAACTCCGAAATACAGACGTTCAAGGACTGCCGGCGCAAATGGTGGCTCACGTATTACCGTCGTCTGCAGCCTAAGTCTAAAGACTTTACTGGAGCGCTCGCGCTCGGGTCGCGTATTCATGAGGCGCTTGATCGCTACTACTCAAAGGGCATTCCTCTTCTCGAAGCGCACACGCAACTTGTCGAGCAGGACCGCGAGATTCTTGCAGAGCAATGGCGCGACACGTCAGACCTAGACAATGAGGCAGAGCTTGGGCGCATCATGCTCGAGGGCTATCTGCAGTGGGTTGACGAGGAAGGCATCGACCTCGAGCTCGAGATGATCTCGACGGAGGAAATCATCATCGCCCCGCTGTTCAACGGCGAAGTCGAGCTGCAGGGCAAACTTGATATGCGCGTTCGGCGCAAGGCTGACGGCGTGCGCTTCTTTCGCGACTTCAAGACGGTCGGCGGTTCGTTTACTGACTTTAACAAGATGTCGCATATGAACGAGCAGATTCTTACGTACATGCTTCTCGAGGCGACAACAAACGAAGGCGACGAGCGCTGCGACGGCGGTATCTTCACTCTTCTCAAAAAGGTCAAGCGTTCAGCGAACGCGAAGCCGCCTTTTTACGAGCAGGTAGAGGTTCGTCATAACGTGTTCACACTGCGCTCGTTCTGGAAGCGCATCCACGGAACCATCGCCGATCTAATGCGAACACGCAAGGCGCTCGACGAAGGCGAGGACCCGGCGTTTGTTGCGTATCCGCGCCCCAGCCGCGACTGCAGCTGGAAGTGCCAGTTCTACACCGTGTGCCACATGATTGATGACGGCAGCGCGGCGGAGCAGGCAATCTCTGAGATGTTCGAAGTGGCCGACCCGTATGGCTACTACGAATCCGAAAAGAAAGGAACTGAGTGACGCATGTCGGAAGTACAGCGCTCTCTAACCATTATGGTCTACGGTGAGTCAAAGGTTGGTAAGTCAACCTTCGCCGTGACCGCACCCTACCCCCGGCTCATGCTCGATGTCGAAGGCGGTCACCGCTTCCTTCCCATCGTTGTCAAGTACTGGGACCCGCTCCGTGAGGAGCCGCCTGTCGCGGATGGGACGTGGGATACCTGCGTCGTGCAAATCCGTGACTACGACACCGTGCTGAAAACGTTCCAGTGGCTTCAGCTCGGTAAGCATCAGTTTAAGTCGCTCATCATTGACTCCGTGTCTGAGCTCCAGGTTAAGTGCCTGGAGAATATCGCGGGGAAGCAGCAGATGAGTCAGCAGCAGTGGGGTGAGTTACTTCGTCACATGGGCGCGCTCTTGCGTGATCTGCGTGACCTAACGATGCACCCTACCGCTCCGCTCGAGGCCGTGGTTCTTACCGCCATGGCACGGTCGGGGCAGGATGATCGGTACAAGCCGTATCTACAGGGGCAGCTGGCTATTCAGGCTCCGTATTTCTACGATATCCTCGGCGCAATTACTATCGAGGAATTTCCAAATCCTGACCCAACGCAAGGGCCGTATCGAGTGCGTCGCATGTACGTCGAGCGTACGCCGAAGTACGAAGCTGGCGAACGCGTACAGGGTAGGCTCGGCGGAGTCGTCGAGCAGGAAAACCTATCAATCGAGCGTATGCTCGACATGGTCTTCGGGCCAAAGCAAGAAGCAGCCCCGGCTGAGTCCAAGAAGAAGGCGTCCTGACAGTCGTCAGGCAGAGTAAGGAGAATACATTGAGCAGTCTCAACTGGTCAGACCTCGTCAACGAGGCCGGAGACGTCGGCAGCTATGAGCCGCTGCCGGACGGCGACTATGAACTCACCGTGGTCGAGGCAACCGCAAAAGTGTCGCAGTCAGGCAAGACAATGTTCGCGCTGAAGACTCAGGTTCAGGGTGGCGCGCACAATAAGCGTCTTGTCTGGGACAACCTGGTTGTCTCACCTGACAACGCAAATGCGCTTGGCATCTTCTTCCGTAAGATGAACGCTCTTGGTCTCGGTCGCGACTACTTCGCAACCAACCCGTCGAATGCTCAGATCGAGCAGGCGCTTGTTGGGCGCTCGTTCCGTGCGCAGGTTGGCAGTCGCACGTGGCAGGGTCAGAAGCGCAACGAGATCAAGACCTACTACGCCACTCAGGCGGCGGCTGGAGCACCCCTCGCAGCTTCCGCTCCGGCCGCGGCGCCTGCACCTGCACCTGCACCTGCACCTGCACCTGCACCTGCACCTGCACCTGCACCTGCACCTGCACCTGCACCTGCACCAGAAGCTGTCAGCGCTAGCGCACCTCCCGCTTCTCCGTTCTAGTACGATCGAAGCGTACGGCGTGTCCGCCCGGCCCACTACACCGGGCGGGCACGTCGCAGGGGCTACTGAGGAGACGGAATGAAAATCTTGATGTCAGGGTTTACTGCCCTGCAGATCAACACCGACAAGCGTACAATCTCAAAGATTGACGTACCTGCGTCAATCGTTGACGCGCTGCGTAGCGCCGGGCATGAGGTCGAGTGGCGCAAGGTGACACCCGGCGAAGACCTATCGTCTTTCGATGTCATCTGGATGAACCTCGCGCCCCTAAACTCACTTAACGGAAGACAAGGCGCTATGGGCGCGCTTTACGCTCTTGCTAGCGGGAAACCCTGCGTGGGTTTCTTTGATGACTGGCAGTTCTCCACCGTGTTCAATGGTGCAAAGGCGTTGATACGCAAGCCCGAGATGATCTACAAATATCTTCTTGTCGGCAAGGATCGCGGCGAGGAGGGCGCCACGTACTTTAGTCACGCGGACGCTGTAGCTGCCAAGGAACGCGCGCTAGCCATTAACCCTAACGCCAAGATCTACATCGAGCGCTACTATATGACGGA